AGGTGGAACCGCTATGAAGAAACCAGTAGCTAAGAAAAATGGCGGTATGGCCTTTAAACCATGCAAGGGTTGCCCAGCACCGGCTAAGTGTAAAGCAGCCGGTAAATGTCTTAAGAATAAGTAATTAAACGGGAAGATGATCCTATAAGGTGGGGCAGTGCTATCTTAAAGCATTGAGAGGATCTTAAATGCCTAAACAAACTAATAGCAAGGTAAACGAAGCAGGTAACTATACCAAGCCTGCTATGCGCAAACAACTGTTTAACAAGATCAAAGCCGGGTCTAAAGGTGGTAAGCCGGGGCAGTGGTCGGCTATTAAGAGTATGATGCTGGCTAAACAATACAAGGCCAAAGGCGGCGGCTACCGTGACTAACAACGAGGGAAAGATTTGTACTAGATGCGACGAATGGAAACCCCTCACAGAATATAGAAGTCGTGGCGGAAACCAATCTCATTTACTTCAAAGTAGGTGTAAGCATTGTCACTATGAAATGCACAAAGAATACGTAAACAATAATCCAGAGCGTGTCCGGGAATACAGAGCGAAAGATAAATGGACTCTTAAAAAGAGATGCGACCGACATAATATTACTGTTGAAGAATTTTGGACTTTGTATGAAGAACAAGACGGTACCTGCCCTATTTGCGATAGGGCAGTGAGTGCAGAAAATTCGGCGATTGACCATAATCATGAGACCGGAAATGTTCGAGGTATTATTCACAAAACATGTAATAGAGCCTTAGGTATGTTAGGAGATTCACCGGATACTCTTGAAAGGGCTGCGGCATATCTTAGGCAACGGGGTTTCTACGGAGACAGCCGCTAATGTCACTAAAGAAACCTCAGAAAAGTCTTAAGGCTTGGACAGCACAGAAATGGCGTACCAAATCTGGCAAACCTTCTGGCAAGACCGGGGAACGGTATTTACCAGAGAAAGCTATTAAAGCCTTATCTTCTGCTGAGTATGCAGCTACGACTAAAGCTAAACGGGCTGGCACTAAAGCGGGCAAGCAACACGTAAAGCAGCCTAAGAGTATTGCTAAGAAGGTAAGGAAGTATCGTGCCTCTTAAAAAGGGTAAGTCTAAGAAGACTATTTCAAAGAATATTAGTACATTGGTCAAGGAAGGCAAGCCTCAGAAACAGGCTATTGCCATTGCTTATAGTCAAGCTGGTAAAACTAAGAAAGGGAAGAAATAATTATGTCAAGCGATCAAAACCGCTTTCAGGGTAATCGTCGAGAAGGAGGAGCAGGAGATACTCCCTTTAGCGTATATAGTACAGCACCCCTGGATGCTCTAAGTTATTATGTTAATACGTTATTCAAGCTACCAACTACAGAAAGACAAAGAAATGCTGTAGATTTACTCACCAATTCTGAGAAAAAAACAGTTCAAAAAAAGGTTCAAGAAGTAGTAGCAGAAGAATTGCCAACGTTTGACGTAAGTGGTTCTTCGGTACCTCAAACCATATCAAGACCTTCAATTAGCTCGCGTGAAATCAATTCCTCTTCTAATAGTAACCCTCCTAGTACATCTATTGCGGGTAATAACTCCACTTCTGGTCGTAACCCTCTTAGTACATCTACTGCGGGTAATAACTCCACTTCTGGTCGTAACCCTCCTAGTACATCTACGTCTCTCGGTCGTCGGATCGCTGAAATTCTTATGGAGGATATTTCCGATGACGCAAAAGAAACAAAAAGGATGGAGATGGAAAGGGAGATGAACGTAGCCGGTCGTAAGAAGGGCGGCATGGTCAAGAAAAAGAAGGCCCCGGTCAAAAAGGCTTACGGCGGTATGGTCAAGAAGAAGCAGGGAGGGTCAGCTCGCAAGGTCAATATGAAGGCTGGCTTTACCCGTCGTGGGTGTTCAAAGGGTTAATTATGACTGAGCAGCAAGAAAAGTTTCTTAACGCATTATTCGGTGAGGCTCAAGGTAATTTCCGTCAAGCTATGGATATTGCTGGGTATGCTCCTACTGAATACCCGGCTCGTCTGATCCGTCAGATGAAGAATGAGATTATCGAGCGTGCTGAGTATATGCTTGCTGCTAATGCCCCCAAGGCAGTTCTATCTATGTCTGGTATCCTAGACGATCCTAGTGCTCTCGGTAACCGGGATCGTCTAGCCGCTGCCAAGGAGATCCTGGACCGTGCAGGTCTGGTCAAGACTGAGAAGATCGAACACAAGACAACCGGTGCTTCGATTATTCTTCTGCCTCCGCTAGAGGATATTGATGAGTCATCCGAAGATCAGCCATCTGAAGACTGAAAAATATAAAGCTGTAGGGAAACGCCCTTATGGCTTTGATAGTTACAGGGATGAGGATGGTCAGGCATGGTTCGTACCTCATAAACCTACTATTGATCTTCTGGCAGAAGCTATCGACCATATCCGGTCAGGACGATCTGTACGCAAGGTAGCGGCTTGGTTAGAAGATAAGACTAAGCGTAAACTATCTGCTACTCGTCTACATAAACTGGCCTGGACCCCAGAGGAACTAGCAGAACGCAGGAAAGAGCGTAGAAAGAATCTAACCCCTAAACAGCGTAAGATCGAAGATCTTAAGAATGTTGAGAAACAAACTCGGATCAAAGCTGAACAGGCCAAACGCAGGTTAGAACGAGCTAAGGCTAGGTCAGGTATTCAAACCGGGGCAGAACCAGAGAGTTTTGCTGATGCTGGTCAGCCTCTCGAAAGAGATGTAGCATTCCGGCCTAACCCCGGCCCACAGACAGACTTCCTTGCGGCTAATGAACGTGAAGTATTTTATGGTGGGGCTAGGGGTGGTGGTAAAACTTATAGTCTCCTGATTGCCCCGCTCCGGTTTGTAGATAAGCCTACCTCTCGTGCTCTCCTGATTCGTAGGTCTATGCCTGAGCTACGAGATGTAATCTTTCAGACTCAACAGTTATACCCTAAAGCTGTTCCCGGTGCTAAGTTCAAGACTCAAGAAAACACTTGGCACTTCCCCAGTGGTGCTCGTATCGAGTTCGGGTATTGCGAAAACCTAACGGATGTGCTACGATATCAAGGTCAATCATACTCATGGATTGGGGTGGACGAGTTACCTCAGTATGAGTCACCGGATGTCTGGCACTTCCTAAGATCCTCTCTCCGGTCTGCCGATCCTAGTATTCCTTTACATCTTAGAGCCACAGGAAATCCTGGGAACAGGGGCAGTCGTTGGGTTAAAGAGTTATTTATCGATCCGTCTGAACCCAACACCCGCTTCACTGAAAAGGTTGAATACGAACTAGAAGGTAGAACGTTATCTACTGAGATCACCAGAAAGTTTATCCCTGCATCGGTCTGGGATAATCCGTATCTAACTCGGGATTCCAGCTACATTGCTATGCTGGCATCTCTACCGGAAGTCAAGCGTAAGCAGTTTCTCTACGGTGATTGGGATGTAGTAGAGGATGGGGCCTTTGCTGAGTTCAACAGATCAACTCATGTGGTCGAACCTTTTGAAGTTCCTAGTGGTTGGACAAAGATCCGTGCGGCAGACTTTGGATTCTCATCCCCATCTGCTATTCTCTGGGGTGCAATAGACTACGATAATAATATCTGGATTTACCGTGAACTGTATGTCAGCAAGGTAACAGCAGATCAGCTAGGTCGTATGATCCGTGAAGTAGAAGCAGGTGACGGCAAGATCTACGATGCTGTACTAGATAGTAGCTGCTGGTCTAGACGAGGTGATCGCGGTCCGTCTATTGCTGAAATGCTTAACGCGGAAGGGTGCAGGTTTAGACCATCAGATCGCTCTCCTGGTTCTCGTATCAGCGGTAAAATTGAAATACATAAGCGTCTCATGGTTGATGAAGATAGTGGTGAACCGGGTCTAAAGATCTTTGAGAACTGCCCTAACCTTATCCGGCAGATTACTTCCCTACCATTAGATAAACATAACCCAGAAGATGTCGATACTAAAGCAGAAGATCACGCCTATGATGCTTTAAGGTATATGGTTTCTTCAAGACCAGTAAACATTCAGACAGCGTTCGAGAATATGCCAAAGACTACTTGGCGACCAAGCGATAACCGATTCGGTTATTAAAAGAGGTATATATGGCTGAATATGATAATGACAAGATTAACGTCCTTGATGATGACGGGGATGAGGAGGCTCGCGGTCAATATACCAATATGGTCAGTTATGTAGAAGACCGCTTTGATCGGGCTAAAGATGCTCGATATTTCGATGAATCTCGTTGGCTACAAGCTTACCGAAACTATCGTGGTATCTACGGTCCTGACGTACAGTTTACCGAAACAGAGAAGTCCCGAGTCTTTATCAAGGTAACCAAGACTAAGGTGCTGGCTGCATACGGGCAGCTTATCGATGTACTATTCAGTCAGAACAAATTTCCTATCGGGGTTGATCGTACAACTCTACCAGAAGGTATTGCCGATACCGTTCATTTCGATCCTAAAGAAAAACAGGATGCAGAAGTTATTCAGCAGTTTGAGGATCGTTACGGGTTTCCGGGTGATGGTCGAGATCTAGCTCCCGGTGCTACGTCTGTAGAACTAAAAGAAAAACTTGGTGCTATGAAGGAAGACCTTGAAAAGATTGAAGGTCTCAAGGAAGGTCCAGGTGTTACCCCGTCATCTATTACATTCCATCCGGCAGATGTAGCCGCTAAGAAGATGGAAAAGAAAATCAAGGATCAACTAGAAGAATCTGCTGCCACTAGACACCTTCGATTTAGTTGTTTTGAGTGTGTAACGTTTGGCACAGGTATTATGAAAGGTCCGTTTGCTTTTGATAAAGAATACCCTAATTGGGATGAAGGGGGTACTTACAACCCTGTTATCAAGACTGTCCCCCAAGTCGAATATACATCCATCTGGAATTTCTACCCGGACCCAGATGCGTACAGCATGTACGACTGCGATTATGTCGTCGAACGTCATCGACTAACCCGATCCCAACTTCGTAACCTAAAGAATCGTCCGTACTTCCGCAAGTCTTCTATTGAGGCTGCTATTAAAGATGGTCCTAATTATGTACGTGAGTGGTGGGAAAATGATATCGATGATAGTCAAGGATCTGACGGTGGTTCAGCTTATGCCGGTTCAGACATTGAACGGTATGAAGTTCTAGAGTTCTGGGGTACTGTAGACGCCCAGATTGCTAAAGACAATAATCTAGAACTACCGGACGAATACAAGGAAGACGACGAGGTTCAGGTCAACTGTTGGGTTTGCAACGGTGAGGTACTTCGCCTAGTCATTAACCCGTTTACTCCTAAGCGTATCCCATACTTTGCTACACCTTATGAAGTTAATCCCTACTCATTCTTTGGTGTCGGTCTAGCAGAGAACATGGACGATACCCAGACACTTATGAATGGGTTTATGCGTCTAGCCGTGGATAATGCGGTTCTATCTGGTAACCTTCTTATTGAAGTAGATGAGGGCAACCTTACTCCGGGTCAAGATCTTACTGTATATCCCGGTAAGGTATTCCGCCGTCAGGGTGGCGCACCCGGTCAGGCTATCTTTGGTACTAAGTTCCCTAACGTATCCAGCGAAAACATGATGCTCTTTGATAAGGCTCGTGTACTCGCTGATGAATCTTCCGGTCTACCTTCATTCTCTTATGGTCAGACCGGTGTAAGCGGTACAGGTCGAACAGCGTCTGGTATCTCTATGCTCCTGGGTGCGGCATCAGGTTCGATCCGTACAGTTATCAAGAACTTTGATGACTACCTGCTTCGTCCTCTGGGTGAGGCAATGTTTGCATTTAATATGCAGTTTGACTTTGATCCAGAGATTAAAGGTGACCTAGAGGTTCGTGCTCGTGGTACTGAATCGTTCATGCAGAACGAGGTGCGGTCACAGCGTCTTATCAGCTTCCTGCAAATCGCTAGTAACCCTGTGCTTGCTCCGTTTGCCAAGTTCCCATATATCATGCGTGAGATTGCTGCTACGATGGATCTTGACGTGGATAAGGTTGCTAACAGTCCAGAGGAAGCCTTCCGTCAGGCTGAACTACTTAAGCAGATGCAGCAACGTATGCAAGCAGAACAACCGGAAGTGGCTGTCGGTCAGGATGCTATGGGTACAGGTGGGGGTAATATTGGTGTTGGTCAAGCCCCTGTTCCTGGCGAGCAAGGTTTCCCAACCGGTGGTGGTCCTCAGCCACAACAAGGTCAGCCACAACAAGGTGGTGGTCAGGGTATCCCACCTGAACTGATGGCTCTGCTACAGGCTGGTGGTCAGTAATGAATCCTAAAGTAGCTAGAGATGTTCTACCCATTGTCAGTAACCCGGACTTCAATGAACTGATGGGTATTTATCTGGACGAAAAGATTTCTGAACAACATCGAACCTTAGAGCAGGCAACGGATATACAAACTATTTATAAAGCTCAAGGTGCTACGGCTATACTAAAAAGACTTAAGACTATGAAACTAGAAAT